GGTACATTATGTGCCATGACGTACTTGTGCGTCAGTACTCCCTGGACTCGACGAAAATTCTTCGCCGGGACTTCGGGACTCTCACGATGACCTTCCGTACGGAACGGAAGCAGCGCGTGAGGGCGAATCCCTTCGGCTTCGGCCTTGAGTTCAGCGACCTCGATGAGAGGCAGCTGGGCATTTTGGCTCTGCTTGGGATCTCCAATGCACCCAGAATCGGTTTCTAGAGCCGAGCACCCCACTATGCCCCATAAGGGCTTGGTGGTTTAATACCTCTTGACGAAACCCGTTGAGAGTTTGTCCTAAGGAATAGTGCCATGGCTTTCGCCGATCCTCAGTCAGTTACTATCAATGCCGTTGCCAACAGCCTCCCTCGGGTGGCTAGTGGCGTCGGTACCGGCTCCTTTAAGAAGGATGACGGGACGGTCACACTGTCGGTTTCTCACCAGTATGGTAAGAGGATCCGACGGCAGGTCCGTCTTGATCACCAGAAGTACGCAGTAGACCCTCTGGTCTCGGCACAGAATGTGCTTCGATCCATGAGTGTTTACCTCGTCGTTGACGAGCCCGTTCAGGGTTATACCCTGGCGGAGCGTAAGCAGATTGTGGACGCCCTTACGGCGTACCTCACTGCTTCTACTGGTGCTCGCACTACCCAGCTTCTGGGTGGCGAGAACTGAGCTCACCTCCAATAGGTGAGTTGATGACTAGACACTCGACAGCACAACACAGATCCAACTCAGGGCTCATTGCCCTGGCTGCTCTGGTCGTAGCGGCTCTGCCGCTACCTCTATTTCTGTGTTTCACTGTGCTGATCAAAATGCTAGCCAGCTAGTAATAGCTCGGAATACAGCCTTGGCTATGGATAGACCAACCTCATTTAAGGAGGAGGCCTTGAAAAGCCTTATGCTGTTTCTAGGACACGTGCTCGAAGATCTGAGCACGTGGTGTCACACGAGTAGCACCAGCCGTGACCTCAAAACGGTCACGGCTCGGATCGAACATGAAGGTGTATCGTTTCTCACGATCACCCTACCTGCTTTCGGTAAAGACTTCGAAAGATGTCTCGACCGTGGGCATGTAGCTCACGACTCGTTTCCTGGTTTTTCCAGGACGGGCGGGCTCCCCCGATTTCTCGGAGGTTTCCTTGAGCTTGTGTTCGACCGTGGTTCTGGTCGTCTTCTGGACAATCCTAATGAGACCGCGATCTGGGCGGTGCGTCAGTTTACACTGATGTTCGCCAAGATTTTGCTCCCCGCCTCTCCGAGGCGGGTGCGTGCGGCCTTTGATAGGTACGTCCAGTGTGAATCAGATGTCAAAAATCACTCCCTTCCGGTAGAACTCGAAACCGAGTTCAAGGAGGTGAGTGGTCTGCTGTTCCGAGAGGCGCTCAGTGAAATGGACAAAAAGATCCATGAACAAAGCGTCCTCGGAAAACACGGTCCTGGTACCACTGCGGACAAAGTGTTCGGCAATGCCAAATACAACATCCGCGAATGGTCCAAGCGGCTCGACCTTGTATTCCCTCATCAGGACTACTTGGCTAGCAGCTACTCGTTGGCCTTGGCCAACTTGGGACAGATTGACATCCGTGAACCCGAGAACGAGAGACCTGTTGAGGTACTCGCCGTTCCTAAAACGCTCAAGACACCTCGACTCATAGCTCGGGAGCCGTCCTACATGCAGTTTATGCAGCAGGCGATTCTCGAACCGTTGGTCGAATTGCTCGAGGGATGTGACATCCCCTCGCGCTTTATCGGAATCACTGACCAGGGCCCTAATCAGGTCCTGGCTTGCGAAGGTTCCCTCAGTGGGGACCTCGCCACACTCGATTTGAGTGAGGCTTCCGATCGCGTCTCGAATCGGCATGTAGAGCTTCTTATGCATAGGTTTCCTTCCTTATGGGAGGCGATCCAAGCAACAAGAAGCTTGAAGGCCGATGTGTCTGGTCACG